CTTCTCACCCGCTTGTTTCGGGTGGAACGAACTCAAACACTCAGGCCACAGCGGCAGATCTCAACGAGACCTCTCTTGAGGCCGCTGTAATTCAGATTGGCAAATGGACAGATGAGCGTGGTCTATTGATCGCTGCTCGTCCCCAGACGCTCGTTATCCCGCCCGATCTACAATTTGTAGCGCAAAGGGTAATGAAATCTGAGCTTCGCCCTTCAACTGCGGACAACGATATCAACGCTGTGCGTTCGATGGGTGTTGTTCCTGGCGGAACAGTTGTGAATCACTATTTGACAGATACGGATGCGTGGTTCCTTCTTACCGATATTCCGAATGGAATGAAGCACTTTAATCGTGTTGCACTTGAGACGAGCATGGACGGTGACTTTGACACCGGAAACGTGCGTTACAAGGCTCGCGAGCGGTACAGCTTTGGTGTCTCAGATCCATTAGGGATCTGGGGTTCACCCGGAGCATAGTGAGTAGGGGGTGGGGACGGTTCTATGTTTGGACTGTTCCCACCCTTTCTTTTTTTCCTGACTATCAAGAGATTGGTAGACACTAGCCAAGACAGGAGAAATCATGGCTAACACAACTTTTTCAGGACCAGTAAGATCGGAAAACGGATTTCAATCCGTTGATAAGAGCAGTACAACTGGTGCCGTTACTACTAGAGTCGTTCTAGGTAAGGGTGTTGGACACGCTTCAGGCGTTACAGTCAACACAACGGCAGGCGACAGCCCAGCTATTGGTGAGTTTACTCAGCCAGCTAACACTGTTATCACCGCAATCAAAATTGTATGTATCACTGCTCCGGTTATCGGAACGGGAGACATTGGGTTTGAGGTTGGAACATCAAGTTCCGGTGCCCAGATTGTTGCGGCGATCACCGATCAAATCCTAGATGGTGGAACGACAGTCGTAGTGGGTAATGTCGTAGGTTGCACACTGGTAGCCACAACGGAGAGTACTACTACGGCTCCCGTGTCGGCTCAGTATACCGCTTCTGAACGGACGATTTACTGCAATATCACAAACACTGCAGATGCTACTACTGCGGGATCGTTCACATTCATTATCGAATATGTACCGATTGCGGCACTGTCGTAATGTTTAACTGAGATAAGGCCACCCATCTAAGGGTGGGTGGTCATATTTCCTATTGCGAGCGGGGCTAGAAGCCCTGTCCTCGCGGGGAGAATGAGATGGCTGACGCAGTAACGTCCCAAACGATCCAAGACGGCGACCGAATCGCTGTTATGAAGTTCACCAACATCTCCGATGGCTCAGGCGAAAGTGCTGTGACCAAGGTGGATGTTTCTGCCCTCCAGACCGAATCCGGTACTGGAAAGTCATGCGCTGGTGTTACGATCCAGCAGATGTGGTATGACTGCTCCGGTATGACCGTAGATATTCTATGGGACGCCTCCACGGATGTTATTTGCTGGACTCTCAGCGGATATGGATTTTACGACTTCCGTCAGGCTGGTCCGCTCACCAATAATTCAGGTGGCGGCAAGACGGGAGACATCAACTTCACCACTACGGGCCACTCAAGCGGGGATCGTTATACCGTGCTGGTGGCTCTGAGGAAGAGCTACTAATGGCTGATAAGAAAGAAGGTAGCGTTCCCGAATACAACGAGATCGCTAAAAAGAAGGCTGATGCTGATCATAATTGGGGCTATTACAGTAGGTTGGCCGAAAACTACCCTGATCATGAGGAAGAAGTGGCTCATACTAGTCATATTGCTTTGGAATATCCCAATTGGAGGGCTTTTTGATGCCCTTCAAGAGCGATAAACAAAGAAAATGGATGTTCGCTAACGAGCCTGATATGGCTCGTGAATGGGCTAGAGAAGCGCAAAAGAAAGCGATTGGGGGTCTTGTAAAAGATGAATTTGCTAAAAAAGGTTCCTTGCAGGATTTCGCGGCAATGAGAAGTGGTGGCCTGATTGGTAATGGCTCTTTGACGCCTGGAAAGGTTAGCGTATTTAAGAAGCAATCTAAAAATAAATTCAGGGATAGCTAATGGCTACGTCAGGTACTGCGACATTCAACCTTGAGATTGCAGAGGTTATTGAAGAGGCGTTCGAAAGATGTGGCCTTCAGTCCAAGACAGGCTACGATATCGAAACGGCTCGTCGTTCTCTGAATCTAATGAGTCTTGAGTGGGCGAACCGTGGACTCAACTTCTGGTGCGTAGAACAAGGAACTGCCAGCACAACCGCGAGCACTTCCACAATCACGCTACCAGCAGATACGGTTGATCTTATCGAATATTGGATTCGTGACGGAACGGGTACGTCGCAAAACGACTTGCCTCTTTCACGTTTCAGCGTATCCCAGTATTCCACGATACCCAATAAGCTTACCGAAGGGCGTCCTGTAAATATCTACATTGATAAGCAGGGTGCCGCTCCGGTTGCGTATCTATGGCCGACACCAGACAAGGTCTACACATTCGCCTATCAGCGTATCAGGCGTATAGAAGACACGGGAGCGGTGGGATCTACGAATCCTGATGTCCCCGCTCGCTTTCTTCCTGCATTGGTTTCTGGATTGGCATTTCGTATCTCGCAAAAATACCCGGAAGCATTCGTGCGTTCTCCTGAACTCAAGGCTGAGTACGAGTTTCAATGGCAATTAGCAGAGCAAGAAGATCGTGATAGAGCTTCTGTGCATTTCGTCCCTGGAGGATATTCCTGATGGCTCGCTATGCTAATGGGAAGTATGCTTTCGGATTCTGCGACCGCACTGGGTTCAGGTATAAGATCAAGGATCTTGTGCCACAGATTAAGGCTGGACGTATGACGGGCCTTATGGTCGGCAAGGATATGTTGGACGAAGATCAGCCGCAGAACTTTTTAGGTAGGCTTGGTGATTATGCTGACCCGGAAGCTCTTAGAAATGCTCGACCTGATATTGCACAGGATACCAGCAGAAGGCTTTTTGCGTTTGATCCAGTAGGAAACGGAGGTGGAGGCGGGGGAGGCAACCTTATAGCACATGGACAGGTGGGCATCGTGAAGGTGACTACATGACCTACGCTGAACTTCTAGCCGCTATCAAGGATTACACGAACAACACTGAAACAGCCTTTGTTGCGGCGATTCCTACATTTGTGAAGCAAGCTGAACAGCGTATCTATCGTTCGGTCAATCTGCCCGTGAATCGTAAGAATCAGGCAGGTAACATGACTGACGGCAATGCGTATCTGACTATGCCTACGGACTTTTTGTTTCCGTTGTCTTTGTCGATTACAAGTTCCAGCAACCAGATATTTTTATTGAATAAGGATGCGAACTTCATCAGATCGACGTATCCAAACGCATCGACTAAGGGCACACCTAAATATTACGGTACCTTTGCTAGTGACACATTCATTGTTGGGCCTACACCTGATGCGGATTATGTGACAGAGCTTCACTACTACTATCAGCCAGCTTCAATTGTTGATACGAGTCCATCGTGGTTGGGCACTAATGCAGATACGGTTCTGCTCTATGGCTCTCTTGTAGAGGCATACACCTATATGAAGGGTGATGCGGACATGATGCAGTTGTATCAGCAGAGGTATCAGGAAGCATTGGATCTACTGAAAATGCAAGCGGAAGGTCGCATGACTGGTGATGAATATCGTGATGGCACGATAAGGGTGGCTGTAGCATGATCAACGGTGAGATTGGGAATGTGATCGTAACGACTACAGAACACTGTAATCTGGGACCGGAACATTGGGCTGACCGCGCTACGGAACAGGTTATTTCAATAGGCGAAGACGCGCATCCCTTGATTGTGGATCAGGCGAAAGCGTTCAAGGATCGTATTCGCCATGTCTTCAACTATTATATCAAGGAGGCGATCAAAGAGGATCGCTCCAAGGTAATCACCCTGCTACGTTCAGCAGGCCACAGTGACTTAGCTAATTCAGTGGAGAAATTATAATGGCGTTTTCAGGAAATTTCATGTGTACCTCTTTCAAAAAGGAATTGCTGGAGGCAAAGCATAACTTCCTTCTTTCCGGTGGAAGTACATTCCAGATTGCATTGTATGATGATAATTCTTCATTCACTGCCGCTACCACGGCGTATACCACTAGTAACGAAATCACTGGCACGAACTACACTGCCAAGGGAAACACGCTAACGCGGATAGACCCTTCTAGCAGTGGAACTACTGCTCTCACCGATTTCGCTGATAGTGCGTGGACTACTGCTACGTTTTCGGCTATGGGTGCAATGATTTTTAATGATAGTGCGAGCGGTGATCCGTCTGTTGTTATTTTAGATTTTGGTGCATTGAAAACGGCCACTGCTGGTACGTTCACGATTGCTTTTCCTGCGGCTGATGCGAGTAACGCGATTATTCGTATAGCGTAGCATGGCAAATGTAACTGGCTGGGGCCGTTCTACCTGGGGTTCTAGTACCTGGGGCGAGCCAGTTCCCGTTGATGTAACGGGTATAGCTGGAACGGGTGCAGTAGGAAGTGTTACGGTAACAGGAGATGCAAATGTCACCGTAACGGGAGTTGCTGGTACTGGGGCGGTAGGATCGGTCACAGTTACCGGAGATGCAAACGTAACTGTCACTGGTTTGGCGGCTACGGGTGGTGTAGGAAGCGTCACTGTAACGGCAGATGCAAATGTTACGGTAACGGGCTTGGCTGGGACGGGCGCAGTTGGCTCAGTAACGGTAACGGCTGATGCAAATGTCAGCCCAACCGGAATTGCGGCAACAGGTGGTGTGGGTTCGGTAACGGTAACTGCCGGAACCGGAGTCACTGTAAGCG